GCAAAGCCAGCAAACAATGCTTTGTTTTTAGGTGACATTAATACTAATGATGTTTCGCCACCGTCAACCCAAGCAAGTTGTAGAGCTGATTTAAAATCTGCCTCAACAAATGTGCCTAGTGTGCCGTCAGTAGGTGCTGCAACAATACCAGCTGCGAAGCCTGGAGTTGTACCAGTAGAATTGCCTGTTGGAACTACGCTGTTTTTAATCCATGATTCAACGCCAGCAGTAGTACGAGCTGTACCTGCACCGCCTGCGCTAGATGCTTGGTTACGCACAATAGCAAATTCCATGTCGCGTTTTAGTTCTTTACCAGCCTTCATTAGTTGATAAGCAACTTCTGATTTGCGACCGTATTTTTTAACTACATCGTATGTACCAGAGATTTGTACTGTTTTACGTGCGATCTGTGTGTAGTTACCCAATACAGTTGTTGCTGCTAATGTACCGAATGAACCGTCATCGCCTTCAATCTGTGCATTAGATCCTGCCGCTGTTAAAGCATCTGTTTGCCATTGGTGAAAAGTTTGTCCAGCAGTCATGCGTTTAGCTGCTGATAATAGTGGTGTATCTTCTGGCGAGATATCAAAGATTACGTCCTCAAAGGACTCTTGAATACCCTTACCAGTGTAGGTGTTGGTGGATGAAACTGCCATGTTAATTCTCCTAAATCATATTTTCAATAAGTTTTTGTGCATAATCCGACTTACCTGTTTTCCGCAATTGCTCGCGTACTTGGCGTGTAGCCGAACTTGCTTCCTGTTTTGTATCCTTAGAACCAGCTTTAACGACTGGCTTAGCTTGTGATACTTTATTCTTTACAACCGAATTCCCTTTTAACTTGCGCCATTGCATCGCATCATGTAGAACCTTTACGTGTCGTGGATCTACAATTGTTCCGAGTTCATCATCGTTAAATCCATAATCTTTGCCTGCTAAAATAATCTCTTGGCTGGTCTTTTGACTCCAATTGGGTATCTCTTTGGCTAGTATGGCTTTGCCTTGTTCGACTCGTTGCTGCAACTGTGCATCTTTTTGTTGCTGCATTTGGTTAGCTTTAGTTGTTAAGTTTGCAGTCACTTGTCTGCGTTGTTCTTGCAGTTGGTTATGCGTAAAGAATAGCTTTTGTGCTTCTACAAAGTCATTATCTGATAATGCTTGCCAATCTACATTTGCAAATTGTGCCAGTTGATTATCAATGGCTTTAATATCAGCGACTTCACTTAAAAAAGACTGTTGTGCTTCAAACTGACTCTGTAGGCTTTGCTCTTGGACTTTTATAGTCTGAGCGTAATCCTCTAGCTGTCTACGTTGTTCTGCGACCTCTTGTGTTTTCTGTGTGTAGTCTGCGCCCATTTGGGCTAAGCTGATGACTTCGTCTAGTGGTTTCTCAATTTCCTCACCTTTAATCTTTAGCTTAAATGTTTGTGGCTGCTCTTTCGAGTCCTCATCATCTTCAGCATCGGTTTCAGGTTCATCATCTTGCTCTGAATCTTCGTCTAGTTGCTCGTCATCTTCACTAGCATCTAGTTCAAGTTCAGGTTCATCCACTTCCTCTTGCTCAATTACTTCATCGGATAAAACTTCATCGTCTGTTACATCGAGCATTGCCATCAATCTATCTTGTGCTGATGACTGCTCCATTGGGGCTTGGTCACTCATTGTATTACTCCTGTTGTGTTATCTAAATAACTTCCGTTTGTCGTTCACTTGCAAAGTTGCCATCTTACCTGTTGCTACTACGTCTTTAAGCTGTTTTTCTATCTGCGATAATAGTTGTAGACCAATGACTAATCGATTGTGCGTCTCAGCGTCACCAAGTGGGCTTGAAGTCATACTAGCAACAATACCGTCACGTACTCTACCGACTGCTGCTACAAACTCTGGGTTACTAAGCACATTGTCTGCTTGCTCGCCACGTTTAATCTCGTTTATCTCTTTATCCATAGATGCTTGTTTGTGCCTTAATGTTTGCGATAGCTAAATCTGTTTCCGCTTTAAGCTGAGCCTTGAATCTTTCAAGTTCTGCCTGAGATGCTATTTTCTCACGCTCAATGATGATGTCGTTACGTGAACGCTCTTGTTCCTGTGCCATGTTAGCTTGAGCTTTTTGCTGTTCAATCTGCAACTGTCCTTGAATCATAATCTCAGCTTCACTTGGTTTCTGTTCACCTTGTGCCTGTGGATTATCAGCAGGATTAGTCCAGAACTCGTCAGGGTCTTTAAAGCCTGCGTTCTGTGTAAGTTTAGCTAATGCGTTGTAAATCTTATCAGGACTAGTAATGCCAACCGCTAACGCTTCTCTTTGTAGCTGTAAAATAGATGTTAAGTGTGCTAATTGTTGATCACGATTGCCAGCACCTAAGCCTACTGAGATGGTTAAGTCTTTACGGTTAGCCCATGCGCGTGGATCAATATCAACCCATGTGTTACGCAGTCTGACAATATCAGGCTTAGTGTAAGAAGTTCTGACTAAGCGATGTACTAACTTAAACAAATCCTTAACGCCTGTTTCAGCAAATGTTCTAGCAACTAACTCTAGTCGTTGTTGCGATGCTGTCATTATCTGATTGATACCAGATGCAGTCTTGTTTAGAGCGTTACCATCTAAGCCTTGATTGTAAGCAGTCACGCCTGTGCGTGATTCTTTCATCTTGTCCATATACTCAACCATGCCAAATGCAGAAGCTGGTAATGGTGGATGGCTTAACGGCATAATAGCTGAGCCGGGTTCACCTTCAACACGAACAATACCACCCGGGCGCGATGTAAGCATATCGTCTAGATTAACTCTTGAGCTGATAGCATAACGACCATTGTTAGCCAAGTACATATTATCAAGCTGTCCACGTAACAATGTAGATTTGATTAACTGAATGTCCATAGTTAGATCAGCGTATGAACGACCGATATGTCTGTGTGGCATTAGCATAGGTGTAATGCAAGCAAATGGTACAACGTCTGCCTTCTCTTTGAATACGATAGAGTTGCCAATAACAACATACCGCATTAGCTGACTGTCAACGCGCATATAAGTATCACGCACTAATACATCATTACCGACTGTTGTTCTGTCATACTCTTCGTCATAAATATCACGTGCAATAGATTCTAGTTCGTAGTTATCATTAGTTTCGGCAAAGATAACATCCATCTTAGCCTTGCTTACACCAAACTCTTTACTTGCGTCATCTCGTGACATAATCTCACGGTGCTGCACAAAGCGTGAGTCTTGTAATGATGGGCTAGTAGTATCAATCGACACCATAATGTTTTCAGGTGCTACGTTCTCAACTCTAATGCCGTCTTTAGTTTCCGTTACTTTAATCTTTACATCATGTAATTGCGGAGCTGGTGGCAAGGGTTCGCCAGTCATCATAGACCGTGCGATAGCCTCTTGTGCGTTGAATGTAGGATCGTCATACGCTGTGTGATTAAGTAGCTCAACGTTGTCTTTCTCAATCAGCATACCTAACTGTCCGTCTGTGATACCTTCGTAATCTTCTTCGGTAATATCTACTTCAGGATTGTAGTACGCCTTAACATAACCGTTCTTACTTAGCAGCGCATCCTTGAACCAAACATAGAATACTTTGTAGCCCTCGTTCTTTTCCATCACTACGTGGTTAATATAATCAGTTTCCTGTTCAGCACCAGGAACATCCTCTTTGCTTTTAGGATTAAAGCTAACGACTTCATCGCCACTAACAAACACTTTCAGTAATTGTGGTAAGGCAGCTTCAATAACTTCCTGTGTGTCGGTACTGATAACTTGTGATCGACCTTCCACCTCGTTGCCAAAAGTTTCGCCAAGATAATAATCAATAGCCTGTGCGCGGTCGTCAGATAAGGCAGAGTCATTAATACCGTAAGATATTTGTTCCTCTTGCTCTATCCTAGCCAATACTTCGCTGTCGTTAAGTTTCATTAAACAATACCTTTTGTTGTGTATTTAATTGCATCACCGCCCCAAGACTCGTTTTTCATCTGCTCTAAACTTGATGCCATATAGCGGAATACGTCAGCACCGTGTGAATATTCATCATGTAACGGTGCGCCTGCTTCCATTGTTCTGTTGTTAATAGTGCGTCTGTAGTTTTTCAATGACTCTAATAACCTAATAACACTGTTGTCAAAGTAAACACGATGGAAGTTCATCCGTGCAATTCTTATGCCAGATTCAATATCTGCAATAGGAACTATCCGAACATCCCAACCAGCTTTGCGCATTATGTCTTCTGCACTCAATCCATACTTAAAGTCCTTAGTCCTGCCGTCATGCGGTAAGAACATCTGTCCCCAGTTGTACTTCAAATCTCTAAGCTGTGCGCTATACGAATCAAGAGTCCTATGATCGTCTTCAATATAGTTAATAATACGGATGTCACTAACACCGCGCTGGCATAGAATAATAGACATACTATCGTTCCAGCCCAAGTCAAACACAACATGAACTTTAAGCATAGGATCGTAGGGTACGTTAGTAAC